GGCCGCATGGATGGCTTCCGCTCGGCGAGCAAGTCGGCGATCGGCAGCTTGATCAACGGCGACTGGTCGGGCGTGCTATCGAGTTTCAGCAACTTCTTCGTCGATCAGGTCTCAACGCAGCTCACCCAAGGTCTGTTCGGCCGCGACGGCGAAGCCGGCGGCGGGGTCTTCGGCAACTCGGTGATGGGGATGCTTGGTGGCGGCACACGCGGCGCTTCGGCGAGCAACCCTCTCTATGTGACCTTTGGCGACGGCGGGCTGTCTTCGCTGTTTGGCAGCAAGGGGACGGCCGATGACATCTGGTCGAAGGTGCTACCGTCGCGCGCGACCAACACCAATGCCTTCGGCGTCGTCGGTGGCACCGATGCCCTGTCGATCTATCGGCAGGCGATCTCCGACATCGAGAGCAGCGGCAACTATGGCGCCCTCGGCCCGCTGACGCGAAATGGCGATCGCGCCTATGGAGCCTTTCAGGTGATGGGCGCCAACGTGCCGGGCTGGACCAAGGCGACGCTCGGCTATTCGATGACACCGCAACAGTTCCTCGGCAACCCGCTGGCACAAGACGCGGTGTTCAACCGCTACTTCGGCTCCTACCTCTCGAAGTTCGGCAACGCCAACGATGCCGCCTCGATGTGGTTCACCGGTCGGCCGCTCGCCAATGGCGCCGGGCTTGCCGATGTCACCGGCACGACGGGCAGCGTCTACGTCGACCGCTTCAATCAGGCGCTCGATCGGGCGACGAATGGGCTACAGGGCTTCGCTTCGTCGGCGACGAACGGCGGCAATCAGCTCGGGCAAGCCGGGAGCTATCCGGCGAGCCTGCCGCTCACACCGACGCAAGCCGCGATGATGCCGGCCGGCGTGTCGCCTTACGGTACCGGCTGGGCCGATCAGCAACTCTCGGGGCTGTCGGGCGTGTTCCAGCAACTCACCAATGGACTCGGCGGCATCGTCAACAGCTTCCTGCCGGGCTTCGGCAGCATCTTCCAGGCGTTGCTTGGTGGTCTTGGTGGAGCGAGTGGCGGCTCCGGTGGCGGAGGGTTGTTCTCGACCTTGTTCTCCTGGCTGATCCCGTCGGCCAATGGCAACGTCTTCTCGTCACCGGGATTACACTCCTACGTCAATACGGTGGTCTCGCGGCCGACGCTCTTTCCATTCGCCAACGGGGTCGGTCTGATGGGTGAAGCCGGTGAGGAAGGCATCCTGCCGCTTCATCGCAACGGACGCGGTCAGCTCGGTGTCTACGCCACGGTCGGATCTACGGACGGGAGCGGCGGCGGCTCGGTGAGCCTGAGTATTGGCGACGTCAGCGTCAACGTGCCGGAAGGCGTTGATCCGCAAAACGCGGCGCAGATCGGCGCTTCTGTTCGGCAAGAGCTGATGAAGATCGTTGATCAGCGGATAGCCGATCAATCCCGCTCACGCGGAATGCTTTCGCGGAGTGCGTTCAAGTGACTGAAACGTTCGCACCGCCAAAAGCACCTTCGTTCGGAACGTCCAAGGCCGTCGAAATGAAGACCGTAGAGTCGACCTTTGGGGATGGCTACACGCAACGAGCTGGCGATGGTCTCAACCCCGAACAACGGAAGTTCACCGCCGAATGGAAGTCGCTCGACATCGATGAGGCCGACGCGATCGAGGGCTTCTTCCTCGCTCACCTCGGCTTCAAGGCCTTCTTCTGGAAGGGGCCGCGCGACGGGGTAACCCGACTCTATCGCTGCAAGAAGTGGTCGCGTGACAACGTCTCGGCGCTGGTCGACAGCATCCGCGCCGAAATCGAACTGGTGCATGACCTATGACGGTACCGGCTCTCGTCTCCACCACGGCACAAAGCCTTGAGGCGGACCAGATCGTGCATCTGTTCGAACTCGATCTGGCGCTGATCGGCGGGCCGGTCTACCGCTTCACCTCGTCGGCGCTGGAGACAAAGCCGGTGTCGTTCGGCGGCGAGATCTATTCGCCTTCGCCGGTCGAAGCGTCCGGCTTTGAAATGACATCGCAAGGGACATTGCCTCGGCCGACGATCAAGGTGGCCAACGTCGCCGGCATCTTCTCGGCGGCGATCAACGAGTTCGGCGACCTGGTCGGCTGTGTCATTCGCAGGATACGCACCTTCCGGCGGTTCCTCGATGGCGAAGCCGACGCCGATCCGGACGCACACTTCCCGATCGACGTGTTCCGGATCGAGCAGAAGACGAACCAAAACCGCGTCTATGTCGAATGGACGCTGGCGGCGGCCTTCGATCAGGAAGGACGCATGCTGCCCGGTCGGCAGGTGCTGCAGAGCGCCTGTCCGCTGATCTACCGGCGATGGACCGGGACGACGTTCGATTACTCGGCGGCGACGTGTCCCTACAGCGGCGAGGCTTGCTTCGATGCGACGGGCGCCGCGACGACGCCGGCCAAGGATCGATGCAGCAAGCGGCTCAAGTCGGGTTGCATCAAGCGATACGGGAGCAAACCGCTGCCGTTTGGAGGGTTCCCCGGCGTGGGGCGGAACTCCGTCGGCTAGGTTGCCCGGCGGCTAGGCCACGGCTTTCGCGACGATGTCGGGGTGCTGCCCAATCACACGGACATAGGCTACGGCAAAATCCGGAGGGGTCGCCCGTGCCTGTTCCCAGTCCCTAAGGGTGCCGACTGGCACGCGGAACCGATTGGCGAACTCGACTTGCGACAAGCCTAGGTCGGTCCTCGTCTTTCGGATCAGACGGGCGCGCTGGGCACGGTCAAGACCTTCGGCCGTCACGTCACCGTCTTCAGGGTCGTTCGGGTCGGCCGGGATGACAACCCTCTTCGGATCGCTGCTAATAGGCTCTTTCTTCATTCTTGTTGCTCCTTCTCACCGAAATGAAGCGGGGTAGATCGTTGCGCCAAGTAAAGATCCCCGTATAGAGCTTGCCGCCCACTTGCCCGATGACCTTGAACCGTTGCTCTCCATCCTCTTCGCGGATGGTGGGCACGATAACGTGCAGGTCGTCCTTGAAAATCTCGTCACCGAAAGAAAGCGAAAGCTTGTGCTTCTCGCGGTTGGTGGCGTCTTTCGCCGGGTCGAACCTGTTTTCCATAGAAGAAACGTACGGGATACCCGTAGTTTCGTCAAGTGAAAATACGGAAATTCCGTAGCTATAAGGTGACCTCTATGTTCGGTAACGACGTCTCACAGGCGGCGCGTGATCACGCGTTGTCTGAATTGCCGCGCGAGTGCTGCGGAGTGGTGTCAGGCGGGGTCTATCATCCGGTTGCTAACGTGGCGGCTGACCCACTCAACGCCTTCGAGATGCCCACGGGCGTCTGGTTGGATCTCTCGCCTGAAGCGGTGATCCATAGCCATGATGGCTCGACCGTGAAGGATGAAGCCGGCCGCGCTCGGCCGCGCCATCCGCATCATCCGAGCCGGGCCGACATGCAAAGCCAGATCGCGGCCGGCGTGCCCTTCGGCGTCGTCTCGACCGATGGCGAGGCGGCAAGCGATATCCTTTGGTGGGGCGATCACGTGCTCGATGAGCCGCTGATCGGCCGGCGCTTCGTTCCGGGCGTCCGCGACTGCTATGCGCTGGTGCGCGCCTGGTACCGGCAACGGCGCGGCGTCACTTTGCCGGACTTTGCCCGCGATGATGCGTGGTGGAGCTTGGGCGAGAACATGCTCGTCGAGCACTTCCGGGATGCTGGCTTCGTGCTGCTCGACGGCGACGCTCCGAAACCCGGCGACGTGTTCTTCTCGCGGGCTGGCTCGCGTGTTCCGAGCCATTCCGGCGTGCTCGATGAGAACGGCCTGATCCTGCACCACCTCGACGGATGTCTCTCCTGTCACGACGTGCCCGGCCGCTGGCGGGCGCGTATCACTCATTGGGTGCGTTGTGCGGCGTAAGGTCCATCTGCATGGTGCCCTCGGCAAACGATTCGGCCGTGTCCATTCTCTCGACGTCGCGACCGCCGGCGAAGCGGGAAGGGCACTCGCCGCCGTGCTGCCTGGTTTCCGTGACTTCGCTGTCGGCAAGTGGTTTCGCGTGGTGCGTGGCGATCGGCGCAAGGGGCTGGCGCTCGGCGAGGATGATCTCGGCTTCCAGCTTGGCTCGGCGGATCTCCACATCGTGCCGGTCCTCGCCGGAGCCGGCCGAAATGGGCTTGGCAAAATCATCGCCGGCGTCTTCCTGATCGGTGCGGCCTTCTTCTTCCCCGGCACCATCGCGGCGATCGGCACTTCGACCGGGCTCGGCATTACGGCTGCACAGGTGGCCGGCCTTGGTGTCGCGCTTGCGCTTACCGGTCTCGGGCAGATGCTCGCCCCTAAACCGAAGTCCACCAAGGATCAATCATCCTACCTGTTCGAAGGCGGCACCAACGTTGCCACCGAAGGCGGGCCGGTGCCGCTGGTCTATGGCCACTTCCGCGTCAATCCGGTGCTCGTGGGTGTCGGCCTTTCCACCGAGGATATCGCGGTATGAGCTATCACGATCTTCGCCTGACCGGTGCCGGCGGCGGCAAGTCCGGTTCGGGCGGCTATTCGGAGTCGCCCAACACACTCCGCGCCAAACAGACCTTGCGCCTCTTGACTCTGGTCTCCGAGGGCGTGACGGGCGGTCTCGTCAATGGCGCCAAGTCGATCTATTGCGACGACGTGCCGGTGCAGAACGCCGATGGCAGCTACAATTTCGAGGGCGTGAGCTTCGAGACGCGCATCGGCCTGCCGGATCAGACGCCGATGTCGGGTTTTCCGGCCGTCGAAACGGAAGTGTCGGTCGGCGCCGAGGTCAAGAAGAACGTCTCGATCACCCAGGCGATCACCAACCTCGACGCCACGGCGGCGCGTGTCTCGATCCGCCTGCCATCGCTGACCAAGACCGACACCGACTCCGGCTCGGTTGGCGCCAACTCGGTCGCCATCGCTATCGACTGCCGCAACGAGGGCGGCACCTGGACCGTCGTCCGCACCGACACGATTTCCGGCAAATGCACCTCGCCCTATGTGCGCGCCTATCGCTTCGACCTTCCGGGCAAAGGGCCTTGGTATCTCCGCGTGCGGCGGCTTTCCGAGGACTCCAACGGTACCACTTCGCTCAATGCCACCTATTGGCAATCCTTCACGGTCATTGAGGATTACCAGCTCATCTATCCCGACAGTGCCATGCTAGGCCTTGTGGTCGACGCCTCTTCGTTCGGCTCGTCGTCCATTCCGACCGTGACGGCCGATTGGGCGGGGATCGAGATCCAAGTGCCGGCAAACTACGATCCGGAGACGAGGAGCTATGCCGGAATCTGGGACGGTACCTTCAAGCGGGCGGTTTCCGACAACCCGGCCTGGATTTTCTTCGACCTGACCGACAGTGACCGCTACGGCCTCAAGAAGTATCTCGCCGGCTTCTCCGTCACGTTTCCGGATCTCTATTCCCTGACCAAGTGGGAGCTCTACGAGATCGGCCGCTATTGTGACGAACTGGTCGACGACGGCTTCGGCGGCAAGGAGCCACGCTTCACCTTCAATGGCGTGATCAATGACCGCGACGAGGCAATCAATGTTCTGACCGCCATGGCCGGCGTGTTCCGCGGCGTCGTCTATTGGGGCGCCGGCTCGATCATGCCGGTGTGCGACAAGCCCTCGGAAGCTCGCAAGCTGGTGACGCGGGCCAACGTCGTTGATGGCACCTTCACCTATCAAGGCTCGGCGCTGAGTGCCCGCCATACCCAAGTGCTGGTCCAGTGGTTCGATCCGGAGAACAACTTCAAGCCGGCGATCGAGGTGGTCGAAGATCCTGACGCCATAGCGCTCTATGGTGCGCGGCCGACCGAGATCCAGGCGATCGGCTGCACCTCGCGCGGGCAAGCGCACCGCTACGGCGATTGGCTGCTTGACACCGAGCAGAACGAAACCGAAGTGGTGACCTATCGCGCCGGCCTCGACCATGCCGACGTGGTGCCCGGCGACGTCGTGCTGATTGCCGACCCTTCCTATGCCGGCGTTCGCTTCGGTGGCCGGCTGGCCGGTATGTCAGAAGATCTTCGGACGCTGACGCTCGACGCGCCGGTGACGCTCGGCGAGGGGGAGAGCTATTCGGTCACCGTCGTGATGCCCGAT